TACCACCTTTATTTTATAACTCCAAGTTTTCTAAAACGATTCAAACTTTTTCTAAATTCCACATCATCATTTAACTCCGTTACAAATTCAACTTGCCTATCTCCACTTTTCATAGATTTTATATTTCTATTTTTATCAAAATTATATTTAAAAATATATTTTGTTATAGGAGTTATCAATTCTCTTGGGAAGTCTTCACGATTCATATAGTTAATACTATCTTGAATAATGCTCTCAATAGCAAATTTAGTCTTTGCTTCATTTGGTGTTACATCAGAAATAATTTTTATTTTTTCATAAATTTCATCAATTAATTCAGTCATTTCTATTACCTCTTAAAAATAGAAAAAGTATGGCATTTAACCATACTTTTTTACTACGCTTCAATTGCAACCAAACCTTTTGCCTTATTATTCAACACAAAACAGTCATAATAAAATCTACCTAAAAATAAAGTCCCTGAATAATTTTCAGAATCTGTAACCACTCTGTATTCAGCCAATTTCACTGGAGCTACTGTCGCTGAATTATGTCCGACTAAACAAGCATATTTTTTAGTAGTTGCTGGTGTTCCAGTTTTAGCTTCCATCCATTTTTTAGTAACTCTTACGATTGGCACTCCGTCAACCATTCCTACCAATCCATTTATTGCTATATTTTGTCCGATATCTGAGGCTTTAATAAAGTTGTCATCTTTTTTTAGTTTTGTTAAAAACTCAGGTGTAACATAAGCAATTCTGTTTTGCGGCACATCCTCATCATTTAATTTTTCTTGTGCTTCCAAGAATTTAGCATAAGCATTGTTAGCTGTAAGCCCTGTCACTGTCTGTGAATTTGTATCACAAGATTTAAGAATTGTCTCAAATCTATATTTTTCAATTTCAGGAATTACTCTTTCTCTCAATTGTCTTGCCAACACTTCTCCAGCTTTAATTTTTGTCTCGTCTTCGTCCATTTTATCCAAAAGCATTTTAAAAGCTCTATCTTTTGTTAATGTCATTTCTTGGATTGAATTTTGCAAAATGTCTGCATTTCCATAACCTGTATTTCTGTTATAGTCCCTATTATCAACTGTATTAATCGAAGTTACTTTTACAGTTTTAGCACCTACAAAGCTATAATCATTATTTACTATTTTCTGTGATACCGCTTCACTTGTAAATCTTTCATCAATTTTATCTGCAAATAATTCAGTATAAATCATTGCCATATTCTATCATCTCCTTTATATTAAAAAGAACTAAAAGCCTTATCAAATGCTTCAACTCCTATATCTTTTTTATCCTTTTCTCCTTCACTTCCACCATTTAAAGAGTTTGGTGTTCCTCCGCTTTGTGTTTTAAGATAACTAGATAAATTCTCAGAAAAAGATTTCACACTATCTTCAATCTCTTCTTGAGTATTTCCAGTAATGCTGCCTAAAAAACTATCAGGGATTTTGTATTTTCCTAATATAGCCTTTTTCATCTCATTAGTTTTCAATGTTGCAAGTTCTGTATTTGAAGTATCAAGTTGTTTTTGAAGTTCAGCAAGGCTCTTATTATACTTCTCTTCTGCAGTAAGATTAGCATTATTGATTCTTGTTTCATAATCTTCAATCGTTTCACCGTGCTTTCTCTCCAATTCTTTTTTCTCACTTTCAAACTTTTTTCTCTCTCTTGCAATCCTTTCTTTGATCATCTCATCTACTTGTTCCTGTGTAAATGTATTTTCTGACATAATTATCCTCCCATTTAAAGTCTGTCGACTATTATTTTCTACCTAGATGTTTAATGTCCCTCAGTACGACAAATATAAAAAAGAGCAGTCGTTAAACTACTCTTTTGATTTTTTCTCACTCGAATATAACTCTTTCAATCTTCGTAAAAATGTCAAGGGATTCTCATTTTTAAACTCAGACCGTTTTGCTTGCTCAAAAAATTCCCTATCCATTCTCAAATATTCCCCACGCCAATATATTTTTTCTTTGCTATTTTCAGCATTATCAGCTTTTTCTTCTATTTCCTTTAACTTCTTAAAACTTTTATACACTTCATTATCTTTTGTTAATTTCATTTCTTCTATACCTTAATCCTTTTTCTTCTGCTTTTTCATACTGTTTTAGTACTATCCATCTTTCATAAGTCATTTTATCCAATAACTTATCCTGTTCGGTTAGTATATTCTTCATTTCAAACATATCTTTTGATAACTCATGAATGTACTTTTCATCAATTGCTGCTAAATATTTTAATTTTAAATTAGTAAATGAACTAAAATCATCATTACTGAATCCCCACTCGTGATTACTATTTTTAGGATGGTTATGAGTATATAAAGCGTCTTCAAAGTTAATTTTAGTCATCTTATGACTTGGTATTGAATTTTCATCTCCTTTCAAAATATAAATATCTCCATTTTTAGCTATTACTAACGCATTTTCTTTACTTTTCTTAACGATTTTTTGTTCATATCTTCGCAACAATTCCAGCGGTTCATCTTTATACTCCGTTGCATTAATATTCCCTATATTTCTGTATCTACCACCTTCAACAAAAACAGTACCATTATTATTGATTATACCCTCATTTTCATTATTTTCAAAATCTTCTTTTTCAGGTTCATCAGAAAAAACATCTGAATACTCATAAGGAACAGTTGTACTTCTGCAACGAGGGTGCATTGGCGGATAATTTTCTCCTTCCATTGCATTTTCCGTTTTAAATATTTCACCGTTAAGACTAGCACAAGTATGGCTTGTTCGACTATCCAATACCGCTAAAAACTCATACTTAACAACTCCAGAATCTTTATATCCCATAAGCGTTGCTTGGTTTTGTATATGGGCAGTTTCAGTTCTTACTAGCCTTTCAGCATTTTTATAACTTGTATCAAACTTCTTAGCTATATTTTGCGACATAGTTCTATAGTTAATACCTTTATTCAGTCCAACAATCACTTCATTCTTTATCGCTTTCGCTAAATTATCAATATTACTCCATATTCTACTTGAATAATTAGCCCCACTCCATTCTTGCTCCAGTGCCATTTTTATTGTACTACTACTAATTACACCTTTTTTAAAATTCAAATCCTCAACAAATGATGTATAGGTATTTTCGTAAACATCAGTCAGTGTATCCGTCACTTTGCCTTTTATTTTCTCTCCTGCCTGTATAAGTTCATAGTCAACACCTGCTTTTAAACTGTCCAGTCGACTGATACGGCTTCTATATGCCAAGGTTTCAAGTTCAACTGACATTTTCCTGAACTCAACAGGATTACTTTTTTTCAACTTCTCAATTTCCTCTACATATTTTCCTATATCGTATCGCCATTCTTTATACTCAGTACCACGGAGTAATTTATTTGCTTGAATCTTGTCGACACCTAGTTTTGTCACTTTTTGTTGATATTTAGCGTATAATTGGGCTATTTTATTCTCTATTTCTTTTTTACTCTCACTAAGTATTTTTACATATTCTTTGTATGCTTCTGTACCTTTGTTAAATGATAGCTCTTCTCGTGCAAGTTGCCTTTTTTCCCAATATTCTTTATTCTTGTTTTTCATCTATTTTTTCCTGTTCATTTGCTAACCCTTTATATTCCAACGGTTGTTCAATTTGATTTTCTTTTTCAATCTTTTTCAATTCTGCTTCAGTATCTTCAATAAAAGGCAATAGTGATATTAAACTTTCCTGTGATACAACATTTTGTAAATTTGTTATTACAGTTGAAAGTTCAACCAAGTTTTCAGGAGTATTTCTTGTGAATATTTTTTGAATATCTAACGGTTTCAATGATAATCCAAAATAATCAAAAATTAACTTTAGCCTTTCGTTTAATGCTTTTTTAAAGTACATTTCTTTTTGTGCAGTTAGTTGTTCAAGTGCTAATAATTTATACCCTAATGCCACACCTGAACTATTTCCAGCAAAATTTTCGTCTTGCATATCAGGAATAAAAGAAAATTTATGAATATCCTGGTTCAGCCTATTTTTATTATTTTGAGAATATGTATCGTTTACATTTTTTATTAGCCAGTTGGCTTCTCCATTTTCTCCTAATAACATCACTTTGTTTTTCTTCAAACTCTCTATATCTTCTTCATCAGTTCCTTGCATATTTGTTAACACCAGGATTGCGTCTGTAAAATCCTTCATATCATCTAATGAGGTTGACACTGCTTCATTATATCCGTCAATCAGTGTTATTACTTTTTCAAAATCCCCAAGTTTCCTTTTATTGTTCGCAAATTCAATAATTGGTACTTTGTTAAATCCATGTAATCTAGTTTCGCCTTGCCCCTGTGGAGTTAGTATAATCCCTTCAAAATCCATAACAGAAGTAAATGTATTAACAGTTATAGTTTTATCATCGTAAATCTCCAAAATATAATCATACTCATTATTTTCGTTTTTTTCTTTATTCCACCGAATCGCATATTTTATATTTTTATCTATCGTATTATCTCTAATGACAAAAACATCTCGAGGATCCAGTGTTTTAAAATTTATCGTATTATCTATATTTTTATACCACAACTCATACGACCGACCGAAAATTGAACAGTTTTCAGCATGCTCATAATTACACTGCTGTTCTTCTTCCGTTGCTAAATATTTTCCAACCATCTCGTACTCATTAGCCAAATTATCTTCCAACAACTTATAATTGATATTTTTCCCAATAAAATAAGCTGTTGCTATCGTAGTTATATATCCTGGAAAATTGTGGATAAGTTTACTATCTGGTTTTTCCTTCAACCTATTAGATTTTTCCAATATTTTATGTCTACCAACATAGTAATCTTCCAGTTTTTGTAGTCTCGCTAAATCACTTACTAAAAAATCCCACAATGCTTTCTCCAATGTTTTTAATTCCATCATCTCACCCCCAATATATTTTTATTAATTGTCTTCATCCGATTATTTCTCATATAATCCTCAAGTGCATATCTCATGGCATCCATTAAATGATTAAAGTCATCTATCGGTTTATTTACTGCTTTTCCAAATTTATCTTTATCCCAAGCATAATTAGATATCTCTGTTAAAAAATTTACACACCTTGGATGGATAAAAATTTTAAAATCCTGAATAAATTGTATTCCAGCATTTATACTATCTTTCCCTTTTTTAGATGCTTTTATCCTTAACAGTCCTAACCCTCTTAAATGTTCTATACTCTTTGGTTCCTCACTGTCGGCAGTTATTATTTCTTTCCTGAATCCGAGTTTTTCTATGCTTTTGTAAATGACTGTATTTTGCATCCGTTTTTGATATATTTCATCAAAAACATAAATTTCTTTTTGTTCCTGGTCCATTATCCCACAAAAAAAAGCAGCAGGATCATTGGTATATCCAAAATCTAACCCAAATACTGCTTTTGCTTTTTGCCTTTTATTTAAAATTTCTCTCCAATCAAATTCCAACTCTCTCCAATTTTCATAGACAAGCCCTTCAACAATCCCCCAGTTGCCAAGCCCTGCCACCTGATACCGCCTAGGATTATTCTTTTTCATATCTTCAAATAGCTTTTTATCAGATTCGTCAAGCCATTCATTGCACAGGTAATTAGTTGTAAGAGCTAAAATATTTTTATCTTTTCTATCAAAAAATCTAGCTTTAAGCCAGTGTCTCTCATTCCAAGGATTGAAGCTAATAATTATTTGTTTAAATAATGGTTCTTCAACTATACCTCTTATACTTTCATCTAGCATATTAAACGCTACTTCATCTGTCAACTCATATGCTTCCTCTACCCAACAAAAACATAATTGTCCAACTGAAACTGAAATAGATGTAATTTTCAACGGATCATCGAAACCTCTAAATAAAATCTTTTGTCCAGTAGGTTTATATGTTATTTCAAGTGGACTTTCTTTTAACTCCCAATAGTCTTGAACCTGTAATCTATGTATTGCCCATTTTAAATCTGAATAGCAACTGTCTTTCAAAGTCCTGTATACCTTACGTACAACAAGAGTATTTGCATTCCTATATTTCATCATATTGTATACTATCCATAATGCCGTTGTCTTACTTTTCTTACTTGCTCTTGATCCTTTTACGACCTTGTACCTTCCCTTGAAATTCCAAAAATCTCTGTATCCTTTTCCAACCAGTTCCGGCAGATTCACTTTTCTACTCTTCAAGTTCGCTCTCACCTACAATCATGACAGGCACAACTCCTTCAACTTCAACTTTATCTGTAAACAATCTATATCGTTTGCCAAGTAGTTCTGCTGCTTTTAATCTATCTCTTAAATCTACATTTTTAATTATTTTTTCTGTTGCTGATTTCCCAAATCCTCCCACTACAACTTCTTCAGTTACTTCTCCTCTTAAAGTTGCAGTTAAGAACTCCAGTACCTCTTCAGCTTTAGCTATTCTATTATTTGCATGTTCTTCCATTATCTTTTTTATATATTTAGAAACATTAGTATTTTTTAGTAATTTATCAGCATTTACGCCTGCATACTTTTCTTTATACCCAGCCTTTATTGCGGATTCAGTAGCATTTCCACTAGCTACATAAAACTCACAAAAAGACTTCTGCCTTGCGTTTAATTTCAATGCTACCACCTCCTTCTGTAAAAAAAAAGACAGCCTTTAAACTGCCTTATGCTTATATAAAATCAAGGATTCAATAACAAGTATTCAACTCATACTCTTACATCTTGACATATTATAACATATTAAAAATTATATACAATATCAAAAAAGTATCATTTTTCAATTTAATATATTTTTTATTACATCATCTGAAAATATAACTAGTTGCAACTGTCTAATCATTTTATTTTTATATCTCTTTGCAGTTATAACGCTTATATTTAATTTTTCAGATATATGCTCAAATGTTAGATCATCGAAATACTTCATTTCTATTATATCATAATATTTATTATTCCTAATTGTACCTAATGCTCTCTCAACCATATTAACAACGTTTTCTATCCTTGTAATTTCTTCCTGTAATTTTTCAATTCTATTTTCAACCTTTTCTAATTCTGATAGATATACTTTACTAGACTGCACATTAACTCCAGTTTCTCTTTTCTGAATTGATATTCCTTCTTTCTTCAAATCCTCTATAAGCATATTTTTGGAATCAATAGCACCTTTCAATAAAGATAACTCTGATAATAGCTTTTCTGTCTTTTGAAATGGTGTCAGCTGTTTCTCCTTTTTTATTTCTTTATCATTTTTCATTCTTTCTATTATTTTATTTGCTATTCTGTCTATATCTTTTTCGTTCATTTAATTTTATTTCCCTTTCTATTTTTATTCATTTCCCTACAAAAAAAGTCCAAATAAAATTGGACTTTTAGTTATTCCTTATTTAATTTCTCTATTTCTTCTTCCACTTTTTTTATTATTTTGTTATATATCCCTCTTCTTCCACCACTTATAAAATTTCCTAAACCATACCCCAAATTCTGTTGTTTACAAGGATCGTATTCGTCTTTAAAAATGTCTTTTAAGAAAGATGGAGATACTCGTTCTGAAGCAAAAAAATCGTAGATTTTCTCAGTCTTCTTTTTGTATGCTAATATAAGTTCATGCAATTCTCTAAAATACATCAAACTTAAAACAAACGCTTTGTCAAATTTTGGTCTGTAGTTGTATTTTGATTTTATATATTTATGTTTGATACTTAAGTTTGGTAAATTAATAAATATTTCCTCTTTGTTCCTAAATTCTTCTAATTTGGAAAATACATCTTTTATAATTAAATCATCTGCTACTATTTCTTCTAAGATACTTTCTAACGTTTGTTTTAATTTCTTTTTATCTTCTTGATTTTTTCTAAAATTATGCTCTTTTTCTAAATTTTTTTTATTATGATTTAATGTTTTTTCCAAATTTTCTGAATTACTCTTTATAATTTTATTATTATTCTTTACATTTATATAGTTATTCAAAATAGTTCCAACTAAAGCAACAACAGCTCCTGAAATTGCTCCTTGAACTGTTGGAGTCCCTAAAAATTTCCACATAAATTATTTTTCCTCCTAAATAAAATATATACCTCTATTATACCTCAAGACCAAAAATATTCAACTGTCATTGTCCAAATTTTTTCTAAAAATCACATTTCTTCAATTTATGATTTTCTTCTATATCCTCATATTTTAATATTGGTGATACTTCGTGTATGCTTCCATTCTCAAATTTCAGATATATCTTTTTACTTGTTTTAGATTTCAACTTCTTGATAACTTTGTACTGCCTGCACTCTTTCTGAAATTTCTCGTAATATGTACTACAACTTATAGTTGTTACTAAAAGTCCTGCTAATAATAATTTTTTCATTTCTTCTCCTTAAATCCTTTAAAATGCCCTTTATATATTTTCTTTAGTTCCTTTACCTGATCCTCATTTAATTTAATTCCTCTTATATCATATTTTCTTTCAAATGATTCAACGCCTATGTTATGTTTCTCTGTGTGATGATGTCGGCAAAGGGATATATACTCCCCCTGCCCTTTATCTTTGGAATAACCTCCCAAACTTCCAGCCGTCTGCCAGTGTTCCATATCAACTGGACTTCTATTGCATACGGCACATTTTCTATGTTTTAGTTTTGCATAGATATATTTATCCTCATTCTGTTCTTTATAAAGTTTCTGCATTTCTTCCCACATTGCTATATCATTTTGTAGAAAATAATCAAATAAATAATTAGTAAAGGCTATTGCTCCGTTATTACTCATCATATCAAGTTTTAGACTGAATGTGCCTGTAAGGGTTAGCAAAAACCTTTGCATTTCTTCTCGGACAAAATCTATTAAATCATTTGTTACAATATTCACCTTAGTTTCCTTAGTATAATTTTTATCTAAAACTTCACTCAGCCTGATTCTTAATTTTTCTTCTATATTTTTAAAAGGCTTGTACCCTTTCAATTTAATTCCGCTATGCTTAATATAAAGTTTTTTCAAGTCTTCCTTTGCCTTGTAAAGAAAATAGTCAGAAATAGCAGGCTTTTGCTTGCTAGTCTGCCAATTTATGTCTACACCTTTCAGATGATAAGCGTAGCAGTCTATGAACCAGTAAATTAATTTTTGGTTTTCTCTGCTCATCCTCTTAGACATCCAAGTTTCCTTTCCGCCAGGCGTGTCTGAAATTCATATATCCTACATACCTTTTCTTTTTAGTTTCCTCGTTTGGCTCATATTCCTTGTCTGAATTTTGGATTTTCTGGCGACTTTTAACTATGTTGTTAATTGAATATCCATCATATATCTTTGCCGCCTGATCCTGCGTTATTATCCCATCCTCAACCAATATTAAGCACATAACATATGTGTCGGGATTTTCAGCATTCCGTGTTTCTGGATATTCTTCTAAAATACTTCTAACTCTATTTTTTGCTAATCTTTTACCCATTATTCCTCCTAATTGAACAAGTCGCTAATTTCGTATCTGTAGTTTGTTCTTTTCTTTTGCTGAAACAATTGCTTTCCTAATTGCCTCACTTCATCTATATTGATGCTTTTCTTATTCGTCATTTTGTAAAACTCATCAAAATTATGAATATCTATTGCATAAGTTTCTGACAAATCCCTAAAATTAAGTATCATATACGCTTTTACATTATTTTTCTTTGCCTCAAGTCGTAAATTGTACAAAAATGTTTGCTGTTCATCAACTGTATCTTTTATATTTGTAAATGGCATTGATTTTCCTAAAAAGGATTTTAACTCAACAAGGACAAGCAAGCCGTCCTTGAAAAGTAAAAAATCACATAAGTTTTTATTTTTGAATCTGATCATCTGTCCATTTACAGTTCCTGTTGTTCCATCCTTGAATCTGTGCAAAAATATTTCATCTGTATTAACGCTATTCTTAAAGTCGTTTTCAAATTTTTTCCCTGCATTCATCGCCATTATTCAACAACCTCAGCTTCCTGAACAGTTGTAAGTGTCGCTCCATAGACACCGTCCTTACCTCTTTTTGTAACCGTTATTTTTCCCTCATCAATAAATTTTTCAACAATCCTTGTACATTCCTTAGCCTGTATCTTAGTATTTAGCTGAATATCACGTGCTTGGTAATAATACGGCTCATTCTTTTTCACAAATTCAAAAACTTTGTTTTCCTTTCTAGCTTTCTCCTTTTCTTCACGGCTCTGTTTCTTTCTCTCTGCAATGCCAAATGATTTCGCTGGAGAATTTGCTGGCTCATTCTCTTTTTCTTCACTCACAGCTTTCTGTGGAGTTCTAGTGGCTTTATATTCAATCTTATATGTTCCGTATTGTCCGCTCTCAATTCTCTCAACTGTACGATTAATCTTAAATTTAACCATTCTTATGATTTTTTCAAGCATTTCAGTTTTAAAGATTTTAGTGTTGTCAATTAAGCCTTTAATAACGTTTTTAACCATTTTCACTTTATTGATTTGTAGAGCCACCACAAAACAGTCTGCTATTTCTTCGACTAGATTTTGCTCATCCTTATAAAATGTTTTTCTGTAATTTCTATATGCTGTTTGCAGCTCTTCAATTTCTTCATAAAGTTTCAGCAGTTGTGGCTCTGCTCCGAAAAATCTTTTTATTTTTACAAGTTTTTCTCTGTATTCTCTGTTCAAAAGTAATTTCTTCGGATTTTCTCCAAATAACTTTTCTGAATTTATTTTTTTGATGATATTTCTTGAAATTTCATCAAGTTTATTTATATCATCAATATCTGTAATTTCAAGCATTTCATTCAATCTTGTGCAATATTCAGATTCTGTTACATTTTCCCTTTGTGAATCCGTTAAAAAGTTGTTGTATATAATTCCTGAAATTTTATCATTTGCAAATTCAATATTTAATTTTAAATCACTTCTTTTAAAAACAAACTGAACTTTCTTGTCTTCCACGTTCTTTTTAATTAATTTCGCATTTTCTAAATTATATGCTCCTTTACAGCTATTTATCATATAGTCTACTACGTTATTTCCTAACATTTTATTTCCTCCTGATTTTATATACTTTGTTTATTTTTTTTCATCTTAATTTTCAAAATCTTATCAATCCGTTCAATCTCTTTCCTGTTTTCATCAATCTGTGTTCCATTTGCTTTTATTTCTTCTGCTATTTCTGTCATTTTCCTGTTTAGTATCTTATTCACTTCTCTTAAACTGTCGTTCTCGACGCTTAGCCTGTCTTTTTCTCTTTTTAAATTTTGCATTTATCCTCCTAATACAATTCCTCAAAATCTTTTTTATATAAATCTTTTCTTCGGCTTTCCCAATTAAAAATATAAGTTTTGCATTTGCTTCGGATTCTGTCCAATAATTTATCACTGCCGTTTATGTTGAAAAAACTTGATAATTGCTTAGCATCTAAATTTGTGTTTATTATTAACGGTTTATTATTCTCATAAATGAAATTCAGGATCATAAACATTTTTTCTTTTCCCCAGTCACTTAAAAATTCATTTCCTAGGTCATCAAAAATTATCAATTCCGCTTTGGATAATCTGCTGAATAAAAAATCATCATTCTCATTTTCAAAACTTTTATAGCTTTTTCTGATTTCTTCCAGCAAATCAGATAAAGTTGTCTTGTAAACAAGGTATTTTTGATTCAAAGTGTTCATTATGCAGGTTGTATAATAAGTTTTGCCAGTTCCAGGATTACCGCTCATTAATATCCCAAGCCCTTTTTGTTTGATTATTTCAAAGTTTTTGCAATACTTCTCAAATGACTTTTTAAATTCCATTTCCTTGGTTGATTTGACTTCTGCATTTTCAAATCTCTTATGCCAATCCTGTTCCGTTAATTTTGATAAGCCCATATATTTTTCAATTTCTTGCTCTTTAAAAATACTAGCTGATACACTTGGAGCACTAATTCCAGTCATCAAATCCTTTTGAGTAGTCTGGCTTATAATCATTGTGCTTGTCAAACCCCTTTTTCTCAGTATTTCTTGTATAGCTTCTCTTATTTCCTGTGTTTCCATTTTTATTTCCTCCTTGCTTTTTATCTATCGGAAAAATATCTTTCCAGCTGTTTATAGTTGATTTATTTAATATCTCTATTGCCAACTGCTCATTATCCCCTGCCAATTTATATAATTTCATAAGAATTAAATCCTCTGCTGGTTTTGATAAAGGTTCTTTTTTATCAACTCTCATAATTTTAAAATCTGAAAATGCTTTTTCAAATTCACTGCCCTTATATAAATATATATTATTAATTTTATTATTAATACTTGTATTATTCTCCTCAATGTTTTCATTGATAGGGGTATCAACCTTTTCATTGATAGGCTCTAAATCTTTTTGTTGATAGGTATCAACTTTTTCATTGATAGGAATATCAATTTTTTGATTTATATAAATACGTCTTTCAATAATCTCTTTAGTACCTTTTTTGTAAATCAAAACTGTCTTTATATAACCTTGTTTTTCTAAATTATTAATCCAAGTTCCAACAGTATTTTTATGTACTTCGTATAATCTAGAAAAATAAGAATTTGTTGCATAACAATATCCGTCTTTATTTGTCAAAGACGAAATTTCTGTATATAAAATCTTTTCCATAGGTTTTAAATTCTTATCATACCTTACGTTAGCTGGCAATATACCAAAATAGTTAGGTTTTTCCATTTTCATCACGTTCCTTTATTTTTTATTTTGATTTTTCTATAATTTGTGATATAATATAATCACTCTGGGGTAACCCCTAAGGGAACTTATTCAAGATATTAAATAAAACGATGGCAAATTGGGCTGGATTTTTCCAGTCTTTTTAAGGAGGTAGTGAGATGGTAGATTTCATTGCGATATTTATTCTTTTTGTAATTATTTATTACAGCTTGAATAGATAAGACATGAATTTCACCTCTACTCCTCTGCCCTTAGGGGCTTATGCACTTCATTTGAAGTGCTTTTTTTGTTACTTAAATTTTTCCAATTTCAATCTTTTCTGATCTCGAATTATGAAATATCCTTGACTGTTAAGATATATTTCGTTTATCGTAGTCCTTTTTGTTCCTGAATCAAACAGTAATACACTTGCTTCTGTTACTTTCCCATGTCTTTTGCTAACTCTTTTAATTCTTTCTCTATTCCCTGTTTCTTCTAAGATATACAAATTTTCATATCTTAGGCACTTTTCTAAAAATTCTTTAAACATTTTTTCCTCCTTGAAAAACACAAAATATTGTGATATGCTAACTATGTTAGCATTAATTAGAAAAGAGTGCTAACAAAGTAATATACCAAATTTGAAATTATATATTTTGAGTTCTACTTGCCAGTATCTTCCAAATATATGATTCAGAAAGGAGGTGTTACTTAATGTCTTTAGATACAACTATTTTTAGAATATTAAAAGCTATTGATGTTGCTTACGAAGAAAATAATTTTAATTTTGATGAAACTCTAAACTTAAAAAAATTAGGCATTTCCGAAAGAAGACTAATTTTAATGTTAGAACAACTCAAAGAAAAAAATTATATAACAGGTATTTCAACAATAACTTCAATAAGCGGTCATATACATATCGGTATCAATAATCCTAGATTAACTTTAGAAGGTATGGATTTTTTAGAAAATAATACCGCTATGAAAAAAGCCTACAAAATGCTTAAAGAAGCCAAAGAATGGTTTCCTGGTATGTAATCAAAATTTTCTAAAATAATGTTTCAATTCAATTCCCAGCGTTTCGGTTATTAATTCAACATCTATTTCCGTTATTTCTGGGAATTTCTTTTCTATAATTTCTCTAAATTCTTTTGTAAGTTTTCTTATTTTGTCAATTCTGTCATTATAATCATAAAAGTTTATTTTTTCACTCATCTCACACCTCCTTCCTTTTCTTTTGAATTTTGTTTTTGTATATTTTTTTCTACTTGATTTGCATTAAAAAACTAACTGCTCTATCACAGTTTTTAGATTTATTTTTCGAGTATTTAAAAGCTCTTATTAATCCAGCCTTTGTGTTATAAAAACCACCTCTAGTATCTGGTACTTTCCCCACCATATCTTTATATTTGACATCTTTTTCTATCATTAGTTTTCTTACGTCTTTAAAATCCATTTTTCACCACCTCAAAATTATTATAATTTATTTGTAGAAAAAAGTCAACAAAAATTTTAAAAAAAGAAGCTGCAAAAGGCTTCTTTATTTTTAATTATTTTTTAGTTTTAGAATCTTTCAAATCTTCATCTGTTAATGTTAAAGCAGTAAGTTTTAAAAGAAATACTTGCCAATATTCTCCACCTTCTTCTAAAGATTTTTTAGCTTCATTTGCTTTTTTAGGAGATTGTAAGTCATCGAACCATTTCAACAATTTATTTACTGCTTCTTGTTTAGCTGAGTAAGCATTTTTTCCAAGCGTTATCGTTTCTTCACATTGTTTGTCAAATTCACTATCTCCTGTTTTGTTACATTTTAAATTTCTTAAATTCCCCCGAATTTCAAATATTGTATTTTTTGATTTTTCTGCATATTCATAGGCAGTATATACATCACTTTTTCGCATCGCATTTGTCATGCTATTCCATAAATCTAAATGTTCTTTTTCGTATTTCAGAAACTCTTCTCTTATTCTTGTTTTTTGAATTTTCACATTATCTTCTATATTTTTTGTTGTTTCTGCATTATTTTTGGTTATTGATGTATCTTTTGTTGTTATTTTTCCATAGATAGTTTCCGGTTCTTCTTTCTCAATTCTTTCCTTTTTTGGAAACGCAACAACGAGAATTAAGAAAGATATTATAGTAATTGCTATATTAATTTTATCTTTTTTAGTTCTGGTATTAATAACTTTAATTTCTGCCTCTCTTTCGCTCATAATCTTTCTACATTCTTTTGTTTCAGCGATTTCCTTTAAATAAGTTTTAAATACCTTATAACTAAAAAATCCAAAAATTATTAAAAATATCAAAAACATTTACTTTTTCTCCTTATTATTTTTTGGTTCTCAAACCTACTCTTTAGATCCATTAATCTCATCAATGTATGCTCCTGATTATTAAAACATAAATCTTTTATTTCTTATACTTATAACCATACTGATAACTCCTTTACATTCAACTTTATCAAGTTCATAGTTTGGAATTACATAATCAGCATAAGCTGGGTTATAAGATTTTAATATTAAATTACCAGTCCCCTCTTCAAAAAATACTCTTTTTAAAAATTTAACTCCCTCTTGATAAATTAATGCCTCTTGTCCGTTTAATACTCTTATATCTATACTGTCAGTAACATCAACAACTATTATATCTCCGTCATGATAATGAGGCTCCATACTATCCCCTTTAACTCGACAGGCAAAATCTCTTTTTTTTACATTTTTATTTATGTTTGGAATGCTAATGTATTCTATATCTTCAATATTATTATCTGTTTCAATTAATCCATTTCCTGCACTTGCCATTCCGTATAACGGTATTTGAATAAAACTTTTAAATATTTCTTTAGATACATTGCTTTCTTGTTTTTTAAAAGCTTTATTTTTATTTAAAAGGTTTTCATCTAATCCAGCTAATTCTAACATTTTTAAATAATCTAAATTATAAATTTTTGAAAAAGCTGTCAATAAATTAATATCTATTGTATCTTGCTCGCCTTGTTCTAATTTTTGTATAGCAGTAAAAGTATATTTTACACCTTTTCCTTGCAGTAAAGTTTCTACTTGTCGTAATGAATAACCTTTTTCAATCCTCCTATTTTTTAATATTTTAAATAATTCTTTTAAATTTTTCATAAAATTCACTCTCCTAGTATTTATAATATGTTACCACATTTTTGTATAATTTTTTATACTTTTTTAAAAAAATCGTTGACTTTTTTAAACTAATGTTGTATAATAAAGTCAACAAAACAGATTTAACAATATTTTTTTACCTCAAATGTAGAAAAAAATCAACAGAAGGAGCAGATAAAAATGAGTTTTAGTGAAGCATTAAAATTCGCAGAAGGAGCAGAAAGAGCAAGAGACTTAGCTTGGGATCGTTTATGCGAAGAAGAAGACAAAGCGATAGAAGAATACAACGATTTCTGTAATCATTTAGAAAATGAATTTAAGGAATTTAAAGCAAAATATGAAAATCAATTGCGATATATTTCGTTAGAAGATCTGCACGATTTCATAGTTTGCAGATATGAGGAAAAAGACTTTAATTTTGAACCGTTCGAAAGCCTTGTATTAGACTATATCGAAGGCGCAAATGCTTGGGAAGACTGGAAAAAGAAAAATCCTGATTACACAGATGAGCAAGAAAAAGAGTTTGACAAGGAATGCGATATGATACGTGATAAAATGGCGGATATTTTGTATAATAAATTAATTTAGGAGAAACGTAATGGACAAAATGTGTGAACTCGCCAAAGCCCTAAGTGACTTAAAACTCACAAGGCAGGATGTAAGAAAAGGACTAAGTGGGTTTGAGGTTTTAACAATTTCTAAAAGATGTAAGACAACAGTAAATGAAACTTGTAAACTTATAGATCATCTTTTGGAAAAAAACACAAATTTAAAATTTTTAAAAAATAAAGGAGATAACAACAATGAAATTTGAAGTATTAGAAATGGTAAATGAAAACAACAAAAAGGCTTTGAGGGAAAAGGAAGAAAAAAAATTAAAGAACAGAATCAAGAAATTGTTTAAAAAGTA